CTCGACCCTGGCCCGTTCTTCGGCTTCAATCGCCTCGATCGCCTTCTCGTGGGGCTCGATAAGCCCTAAGACAGCACCCTCCAAAGTGCGAGCCGTTTCATCTACAGCCTTGCCGCGCTGAAGGTGAATAGCCTTGGCATCTTTGCGAGCGCGTTCAATCCGCCCCTTCAGCTTGCGTAAGTGCGCCATCCAGGAGCGGGCCAGCTTATTGCCGACCGCATCGCGATAGTCGAACTCCTGGAGGCCGGAGTTTTCTGTAGCGATAGCAATGTCAGACGCCAAAGCTTCCCAGCGGGAAAGCACTGAAGTTTCAGTGTCAGCAGTGGTAATAGCTGATTGATTCTTAGTAGTAGTAGAAGCTGTCATAGCAGGTTTAGTAAAAAAGTAACTTTTAGTGAAAGGGATTAGGCGAGCGCCTCGCTTGCTGCTTTTTGCAGGTCTGCGGTTGACTGAGCTATCTCTTTGGCAACAATTTGAATAACTTGGTCCCCTTTAGCGTTTTGACCGATATTCAGTTTTGCAGCATATTCAGGTGTCAGCTTTTCAAGAAGCTTTGGCCGCAGAGATTCCTTGACATCTTCAAATTCGGTAAGTTGAAGAATTGCCTTGAGCGTCTTAATGCCGTCAGAATTGATGCCGGCCTGTTCCATTTTGGCTAGCAAAACATCAACAAACTTTTTGGCTGTTTTGTCGGACTCAGAGACTTGCTCAAGATTAAGAGGCTTGTCTTCTACATTGCGCTGCTCTTTGTCATACAAGGCAAGGCCAAACTGGTTGCCAAAGGTCATCAGAGCCCGCTTCATCGCATCAGTCGCAGCCTCTTTGATTGCAGATTCATGCGCCTGGCCAGGGTCAACATCAATGCCGTGACCAGCACCAACGCCCTCCCTCTTGATTCCGTTTACAGTTATGCGTATGCTGGCGACATAAGATATGCCCCAGCCAGGCTTCTGATCTCGCCCAATCTTGCGCTCACGCTCAGAAACGCATTTTAATTCAACAATTTCTTGATCCCAGGAATCAAAACCAAAGATACGGTTGGCTTCGCTGATTGCATACCAGCCTTCAATATAGGAAAGGTTTCTGCCGCTTTGGTTTCTTGTTCTTACAGCTTGGCTGGAGAGGGGCTCTTGCAGTTCCTGGAGCTGCTTGGGATTAAAAGCTGACGGGTTCATAGCGACGGAGCACGGCTCCGAGTTGGTTTACGGCTGTCAGTCTATCATGTTGGCTGCCTTGCAGCAACCCCATGAGCACAAAAGGAGCCACCAACTTGAACAGGATTTTGCGGATCACCGCAAAGCTTTTGTTTGAGAAAGGCGAAGACGTACCAGCAGTGGCGAATCTGCTGCAAGGCTTCGTAAACCCTGGGATGGTGCGCGACTGGTACGAGCGGTATTGCGAAGTCAACGGCCTGCCAGGGTCCGTAAATAGCAAAAAAACGTATCGCCGGATGCCAATGCCCCCAATTGACTTCCAGGCCATTGAAATAAAAAAACTAGAAGACATGCTTGAGCTGCCGCCAGGGGAAGACTTTGTTGAAAACCTTGAACCAGAGTGGTAAGCGGCGCTAGGCTTTCAAAGCCGGACAAAGGGCCAGGCCCCAGGTCCAGCAATAAAACCCATAGAGGCCCAGATCATGAATGGCGTGTCAAAAATGCCGGCAGATGTTAATGAACTTTTGAAGGATATGGCAAAGATACGTCATACAATTCTTGAAAATGCGCCGCAATGCCTACCGCTTCTTGCCCCGGCCTTTGTTGACGCCGAACAGCGGATTCACGCTATCTGGAGCCACTAACGGCTTAGCGGATGCTTTGTTTCGATTCTTAGCTTTAGTGCCTTGCTTTTCTTTGTTGATTAGCTGCATCTTGGCTCTTAAGCGCTCCGCGTCGTAGTCGGGCTGCCGCTGCTTCATCCTCTGCAAGGTCTCCTGATAGCCAGGGGCCTCAAGCTCAGGCAATCGTTTGAAAATGCTATTCCAGTCAGGTTGTGGCATCAGAAAGATTGCCTTTCAAAAATAACAGAACTTTGAAGATCTATGCAGCACTGGAGTGTACCGCACATTCCATGCCTGTTTTTAGCAACAGACAGTGCTAGCTCATACTCATCTTTTTCCTTGTCATAGTAGTTTGGCCTGAGAAGAAACATTACAATATCGGCGTCCTCTTCTATCCTGCCAGAAGCACGAAGATCTGACATATTCGGCATCTTATCACTTCTGTTCTCCACGCCCCTGTTGACCTGACTTAACAAGAAAATATCTATGCCAATGCTTGTGGCAAGCTTCTTCAGGGCTCTTGTAACATTGCCGATATTAGATGCCTCTGTATTTTGGGCATCCCCAGAGCAGCCTTCTATAAGTTGCAAGTAATCAATAAAGACAGTCGAAAGATTTTTCCTGGTCTTTGCAAGAAGTTTAATCTTAGCAGAAATAGTGCTAATCGCTTCAGACGTATCAAAAATATGCAACCTTTTGATCATCTGAGAATCGGAATAACTTTCAAGTCTTGCCCTCTGGGCGGACGTGTAACTTCTTAGCCTCAGGTTATGAGAGCGAATCGGATCAACAAGTTCCTTCTGATAGCTAAGATTCATGTAGTCGAAACAGGAAATGGATTTGTACTGAACTTGTTTCTTCGACATTTCCAGGCTAAAGAAGGCAACGTCACAATATGTATCAGCCAGCACGGTTGCAAGGTGAATTGCGAACGTGCTCTTACCCATGCCTGGCCTAGCAGCTACTACCAGCAGGCGGCCTGAATACGGCGAATTCCTTTTTGCAATTCCGCCCTGTATTGCTTCATCAAGTACAGCGAGACCCGTTGGAATTGTAATGTCCTTTGGCAAAGAAGAAAGGGCTTCTTCAATGGAAGAATTCCAGTCGTCATCTTTTTTGTCAATAGCGGAAGCGTTATACCATATCTCCTGCTGGTTCTCTATCAGAAAAGGGATGTCTTCTTCAAACACCTTTTGATCAGGAGTCCCAGCAAGGATTGAAATAATCTTCTCTGCATTAGCTTTGAGATTCGCTCTTGCAAGCTTTACCCTCCAAAGAGGTATAACAGAATACAAGGACTCAATGCTGAAGAACATTGATGGTGATTTTGCAACTCCTTCGACATGCTGAGATTCATCTTCATACCCCATCGACACGAGTAACTTTTCCGCCATCACAGCAATGCTTCCAGGCACTACCATAGAAGACTTAACTGAATCCAGCGCAATTTTCTTTATTATGTGAAATAAAGCTTTCTTGTGAGTTTCAGCAAGCCACTCTTGATCGATTTGAGTTACAAGCTCGCAAAGTTCAGCCGGAGAGCCTTGCTCACTTTCAAGATAAAAGATACAAGAAGAAAGAAAGGAATCTTCTATCTCACCTGTATCCCAGGTATCCATCTGAGATACGATTGCTGAAATCTTTTCGCTCATTTAATTTAAGGTGTAAACGATTGGTGACATTGCTGGTTTCCCCTGGCCTGATGTTTTAGTTGCTATGCCATTTTCTTTTGCAAGTTTTTCAATAGTATCTCTGTGACCAGCAAAGCCAAGTGATTGCCAATTTCTTTCAGAGACATATTCACAGTAAACTTCAAGAACTCCAGCATCCCTTGCATACTCAAGAGCACGCATGGTTGAACTTGTAAGCTCTGGCTTGAGCTTGTATCTCTTTTGTCTACTGCAAAGCCATTGCATCAAGTGCTTGCGACAAGGTTCTAGCCAGTCAGGTAGGTCCATCCTTGCTGGAGGCTGCTTTGGCTGCCTGGGGGGCAGGGGGGTTTCTATCTTGTTAATTGGTTCTTGTTCAATGGTTCTTGTTCGTTTGTCACTGTGACAGGGGGCCCTTGTCTCTCTGACAGGGGGGGCCTGTCCCTCTGACACGGGGGGTTGTCTCTGTGACATGGGGGCCGGATCGGTCGGGCCCTTGCCGTCAGAGGGAAGGCCATCCCAAATCATCAAGCGGTATAGATTTGTTTTTTGACCAAAATCATCATATCTTGGGGTTTTTTCTATAAGGTTTTTCTCAACCAATGCCGAG